GCTGCGCGTGCTCCAGGATCTGGCGACAGCGTTCCGTGGGATGGCGTACTGGGCTGCCGGTTCCGTCATGGCCGTGGCCGATATACCAGAGGATCCTGTTTATACCTACTCGAATGCCAACGTCATCAACGGGAAATTCAACTACACCGGATCCGCCAAGAAGACGCGCTATACCGTTGCCCTGGTGAGCTGGAACGATCCTTCGGATTTTTATCGGCAGAAGGTTGAGTACGTAGACGACCAGCCCGGAATCGCTCGCTACGGCATCCAGCAAACCGAAATCACAGCTACCGGATGCACGTCTCAGGCTCAGGCGCAGCGCGTTGGTAAATGGGCATTGCTTACTAACCGCCTGGAGACAGAGAGCGTCAGCTTTTCCGTTGGCTTGGATGGCACCTTGGCGCGGCCTGGTCAGATCATCCGCATCGCGGATAATGATAGGGCTGGGCGCCGAATCGGTGGCCGGCTGCGTTCTTCAACGCTCGACACTCTCGTGCTCGACGCGGATGTAACCGCCTTTCCGGGCGACACCATCACCCTGATTATGCCCAACGGTAAGGCTGTGTCTCGAGCCATCAAGTCTGTGGGTTATCCGCTGACTTGGGACAGCTCCGGCATCACGTGGGACAACGGCAACATCACTTTTGATACCACGGGTTTTCCGGCTGAGGTACAACAAGTCGTGCTGTCGGAAAGCCTCGAGGCGTTGCCGCCGCTTCACTCCATGTGGGCAATCGACTCACCTGCCTTGGCGGTGCAACAGTTTCGGGTGATGTCCGTAGCGGAAGATTTTTCGGACACGGAAATCAAGTTCACCATCAATGCTGTACGGCACAACTCGAGCAAATACGGTGCAATCGACAACGGCAGCCGTATCGAGCGTCCGCCAATCAGCGTTGTTCCCCCGAGCGTTCAGAAGCCACCAACGAACGTGACACTCAGTAACGACCATTTCGTCGATCAGGGTAGCGCGATCAGCGTCATGACAATTACTTGGGAGAGGCCAGAAGCGGCAATCGCTTACGAGGTGTATTGGCGCAAGGATGAAGGTGATTGGATCTTTGCAGGCCGTACCGGGACGACATCAATTGACGTCAGCGGGATCTATGCCGGCAGGTACACGGCGAAGGTGCGAGCGATCAACTCGCTCGATATCGGCTCTGTTTTCGCAACCTCTGCGGAGACGTTGCTGAACGGAAAAACTACGCCGCCACCAGAAGTCTCCTCGTTCACTGCCGAGTCGATCGTGTTCGGTATCAAACTGAAGTGGGAGATTCCTCAGGGCGTAAGCACTGCGGATCTGCAACGGACGGAGATCTGGTATAGCGAAACCAACCAGATCGTAGATGCCACCAAATTCGGTGACTACACCTACCCACAGACCGACTTGACCATCATGGGACTCGCTCCCGGAAAAACCTATTTCTTCTGGGCACGCCTGGTTGATCGGATCGGAAATATGGGCGCTTTCTTCGGCCCAGTCTTTGGGCAGTCGTCGGCTGATGCCGGGCCAATCCTGGACTACCTGAACGATAAGATCACGGAAACCCAGCTCAGTAAGCACTTGCTCGAGAAAATCGATTCCGGCGGCGCCCAGATAGAGATCGACGCTCTCAAGAGCGAGCTTGCCGCGATGTACAGCATCAAGACCCAGCTTACTGTTGATGGGAAACCCTACCTTGCCGGGATCGGGGTTGGAGTAGAAAACGACGAAGGAATCATCACCAGCCAAGTCCTCATTGCAGCCAGCCGCTTTGCGATAGTCGATCCCAACGCTTCGGAGGTCTTCTATCCGTTCGTGGTGCAGAACAACACCGCTTACATCAAGGCGGCGTTTATCCAGGACGGATCGATCACCAATGCGAAGATCGGCGACACCATTCAATCAACCAATTATGTACCTGGTGTTTCGGGTTGGAGGCTCAGCAAGACGGGGGGAATTGAGTTCAATGGAGCGGTCTCGGGTGGAGGCAAGCTCACTATCAATAACCAAGTTGTTCAGGTCTTCGATCAGGCAGGGCAGCTTCGAGTGCGTCTGGGGATCTGGTGATGCCAGCAGGATTAGAGGTTTACAACGCTGACGGCTCGGTGTCCTTCACAACCGATACGATCACGGGGCGATACCTAGGGTCGTTTTTCACCGGAACGATAAATGGTTCTGTTTTTGTGCCTGGGTTTGCAGGGGGAAGTCCATGGTTTTTCTCTGCAAAAGGGGTGGGTGGGGGCGATACCACGGTTGTTTGCGTGCCGTTCATCACCATCAATGGGACCACCATTTCGTGGAGCTTTTCCGACTTCCGGGGGCAGGGCACCACTGCGAATGCCCCTAGGGTCGGGTGCCAGGTTTTCTATGGAGTTAGGTAGATGCCAATAGGGCTTCAGGTATTCAGGGACACCAACACCCTTCAGATCGATTCAGATGTCCTGACGGTTTCGTTTTTGGGCAAATTCACTATCTCTGGTTGGACCCGTGGCTCGACCATTTATAGGGCTGCTTTAAGCCTGCCCAAGGCAACCAAGTTTGTCCTCTTCGGCGAGACGGCGGCTTCATCGTCCATTGCAGTTAGGAGCGTTGTTCTTACTGCCAGCAGCGCTGATTACGAGTTCTGGTCGAATACTGCCGACAGCGTCGTGTGCTACTGCTTTGGCGATGCTCCTGTTGCCCCGTCACGTTGTGGCTTGCAGCTTTTTGACTCGGCGGGAAACCTCACCTTCGACTCGAACAACAAAATCCTCAGGATCTCCGCAGTGTATGAAACCAGTTCGGACACGCAGTCGTTCTCACTGCCGGTCGCGATTGGCCGTACCTACGCCTGCGGGATCAGCAATTATGACACGCGATATCGCCAGAATCAGGTAGGACAAAATCTCGCGTTCATGGTGATGATTCGGTCGGTCAGGGTGTCAGGTGGAACTGTCACGTCGGGGCTTCTAGCGAATCAAGGGCCGCCGACAACCAGCCCGCCTGCCAATTCACCGATTGGGCCAATGCCCGTGATTATGGTCGCAGACGTTACCGGCTTCTAACTCGTTCATCTCGCTCAACCCAATTTCAAGCCCGCCGAGAGCGGGATTTTTTTTGCCTGGAGAAATGTAAATGACCACAACAGAAAAGGATCGCGACATCCTCACGCGCACGCTGTGGGCCGAAGCCCGCGGGGAGGGGCTGGCCGGCCAGGTTGCCGTGGGCTGCGTAATCCGCAACCGCGTGAATGATGGCAAGGATCGCTCATGGTGGGGCGAGGGTTATGCCGGGGTTTGCCTGAAACCGTACCAGTTCAGTTGCTGGAACAAGAACGACCCGAACTATCCGTATTTGAGTGGAGCCAAGCCAATCCCGCCGAAGCAGTTCGCCCAGGCACAGCGGGCGGCGGATCTGGTTATCTCCGGGGTCGAGCCTGACATGACGAAAGGTGCGACCCACTACTACGCGACCACCATGCCGAAGCCACCAACATGGATACAAGGTGCAACTGAAACCTTCCGCCTGGGGAACCATGTCTTCTTCAAAGGTGTGCCATGAATCCTGCGACATTGAAGCTTCTGGTGGCCGGCGTTGCAGTTGCGCTAATCATCGCTATCGGCGGGACCTGGAAAGTCCAGGACTGGAGGTATGGCAAGGAGCTGGCTGAGCAAGCCAGTCTCCATCAGGTCGATCTTGATGCGCTCAGTCGCTCGGCTACAGATCAGATGCAAGCAGAGCAGCGGAGGCGCCTGGAGCTTGAGCAGCGTCTATCGGCCAGCGAACAAACCCACTACAAGGAACTGAGCGATGCACAAACAAATCAGGCTCGCCTACGTGATCGTCTTGCCACTTCTGATCTGCGGCTGTCAGTCCTCCTCCAGAATTCAGCCGATGGCGGCCCAGTGCTTGCCGGTACCGGCGCCGTCGGCGTGGTTCATGGAGGAGCAAGAGCCCAACTTGACCCAGCGCATGCTCAGCGAATTATCGCCATCACCGACGACGGCGACCGGGCAGTGATCAAGCTAGCGGCGTGTCAGGCTTACGTGAGAGAGTTGGATCAGCGGTAACCGGTTTAACTCAATGCTTTTGGGCTTCTAGCGAGTGTCGCTAGGATTCGCCTAATCCTCTGCCATTGGCCATTTATTCATGCATACTCGGAAGGCGGCGTGACGACTGTACGGACGCGCCGAGTATTAAACACTCAGACCCTGGTTTATGTCGAACCAGCGCAATATCGCAACCCGCTCATGACGTTACAAAGCTTGGGTTCAAAAAATATGGCTTTTTACATAGAGATGGACAAGCTCGCTGATACTGAGGAGTACGTCGAGTACTCTTTTGGACGGAGGACAGATATCGGGATCCTTAGGCTCAATAAAGTACGTGGAACGCTCACGGTACTTTCTGAGTGTCCATTAGACCAAGCCGGAGAATGGTCGCAGAGAGCGGCGATGAAATTGGCGAGGCTCTGGAAGGACGGTGTATATCCTGATAAGACTCAATGGGCCTCGTGAAATAGCCGTCAGGGAAGGCTGGTTGAGGGAGCTCCAGACCCTATCTCTCGGCTAACAGGGACAAGTCAGCATAGGAGGCACTTCACGTAAGCCTTCGCATTTTTACATTAGTTGGGCAGCACCAGCCTCAGCTTATGCTGCCGGGAACCCGCGCGATCATCGGCCATCGGTCATGTATCCATGCATATTCGGAGGGAGGAGATATGGTGACTATGTACACACGCCGAGCATCGCCTTCGCCTAATATCAGGCATTCAAGCCCAAAGCCTTCGTTCATATCGAACCAGTGCGACACGCGCTCCGCATCTTTCTCCATGTAACGCTGCACAAGTCCCAGCGCTCGCTGCGGGTGGTACTTCTCCCATCCCCCTCGTTCTACCGTCTCTAGTTTTGCCCACCCACCTGATGGGCCTGTGCCTTTCTCCGCTCGACGGCGCCCCCATCGCACCAACCCAAGATCCGTCCCGTCCTGAAGTACCACGGGAATTGCTGCCTTGGGGTTCGGGAAATACACCTTGACCCGTTCATACGTTCTATTTTTGTCCGCTGCCTCAACTCCGCCGCACATCTTTCACCCCGGGTTCGCTGGTTGTGTCCAGTGGACCCCGGTATTTCGGAGGAAGTTTGCCCAGGCATTTCGGTTTTTCGACGAACCCTAAGCCGTTGTAAAATAGACAATCGTCGCGCTCGGCGCCTTCCCAGCACTCCGTATGCTTAACGAGGCACCGACTGAGGCGACGTTGTGTTTTCGCTTCTTGGGCACGTTCAGGTCGATGTTATTTTTCCTCTTCGCATCGGCGTTTTCTCGCCATTTTTGAATTACTGGCAGCGAAAATAAAAAGGCCGCCAATGCGGCCCGTTCTACGTCTATCCCTTACGCAACAGCACCCTGGTCACCCGGCGCTCTTCAACCTCCATCACGGTCATGCTCCATCCTTGGCAACTGAGCGTGTCGCCGATGATCGGCAAACGATCCAGCAGGCTCATCACCAAACCCGCCAGCGTCTGGTAATCCTCTGTCGCTTCAACCAGGAAGCCGATGTGCTCGCGAATCTGACTGAGATTCAAGGCACCGCTGACGAGAAAACCGCCGTCCTGGGGGGCGATGTTCGGGCCTTCGATTT